CTATTTACTATAGGCTTTGATTGGGTAATGATCTGAAAAATCATTGTAAACGTAGTAATATGGGAACGCATATACATCCCATGGCTTAGGTTTTTCAGTCACAACTTCATTGACTAATTGTTTTGGTTGTTTATGATCTTTATCTGTAAATATATAGTCTAAATGTTCTGGTTTACCATTAGGGTAATTATATTTCGCAATTGAATTTGATTGAGGGTCCCATGTGCTATTATGACCTGCATATAGAACATCATTTACATTCAAGTTTTTAAGCATATCTTTGAACTCTGGAGTGCCTTTATTGACATTAAGGTCGCCACCTATATATACCGTTTCATCTTTAGGGATATTTTTCTTTTTAACAAAGTCACTGATTTCTTTCATTTGTTCAGCTCTAATTTTTCGATCATGTCCAGCACCACAACGTGAATCTTCAGATTGTGTATGTGTACCGATAACGTGAACGTTCTTACCATTTTTCTCTATTTTTGTATAAACAAAGCCTTTGTTGCTATCATTATCGAATCCACAACCGCTTTTGAAAACATGCTGGATTTTTTCTTTAATAGGATATTTACTTACAATCGCTACGCCACCATCTTCTGCAACAGTTGATGAGTAGCTACCTTCAGTTTTGTCCCACCCTGATTGAGAACGGCCGAGTACAGGTGTTTGATAAGGATATTCTTTTTTCACATTACTTAATAATTTGTCTGATGCACCATTATCAAATGCTTCATTGAATATTACGACATCATTATTTTTAATATAAGAAGATTGTCCGATTAAATCAGCGCGTTTATATTGCCCCCAGTTTGGATACATAGAAACCTTGTAACAACAGTATTTATTGGGTTTGGAGTCCCTAATGGGTCCCTAAATTACATACTTTCTAAAATTTTAGTTGTTTTTTTGTCCTCTTCATTAAATTTTTCTTCTAACAAATGAGAATACACGGATGTAGTTATTGCTATATTTTTATGACCTAATCTTTTAGAAATGTAATGTATAGATACACCTTTTGCTAGTAAATAAGAACAATGAGTGTGTCTTAATGCGTGCGATGTAATAATTGATATATTATTGACTCTACAGGCTGATTTCAAAGCATTATTGATAGCATGAAGGTTAATTATAGATCCGGCTTCTTTGAAAATGTAACCATCATAGCTAATTGCAAATGTACTTATGACGTCCATAATGTGTTTCATATCAGATTTAGCGATACTGATATATCTAGGGGAAGTATCGGTTTTTCGCTCGTCAATAAATATAGTGTTTTTCACTTGGTTGATATGCTCAATCTTTATATTTCTTGCACCACTGACACGACAACCCGTACAAATCATTATGAATAGCGCTAATGATGAACGAGTTCTCTTCTTTCTGACGTGATCTTTTAGTATTTCATATTCAGTTACCGAGATGAATTTTTCTTGTTCTGACTTCGTAGGTTTTCCGGCTTTATAATTAACTTTATAAGCGGGATTTTTAAAAATAAGCCCATCATATAATGCGTCATCTAAAGCTGACCGAATAGCACCGTTTGTTTTTCTTATAGTTTCTTTTGCGTGTTCTTTTGAATAATCGTTTATGAATTTCTGATAAACTTGTCTATTTATCTTTGATAACTCCATTTTACCTATTTTATGTTTTTGTATATGTTGTAATGCATTTCTATAATGACGGTAGGTATTTTCTTTAACAACAGGTTGTTTATACGTTTTAATCCAATTTTCGAAGTATTCTTCAAGAGTTATATAGTTATCTATATTAAAACCACTTCTTAACTCATTTAACTTGTCTAGTCCAGCAGAATTAGCTTCACGCTTTGTTCTAAAACCTTTCTTACGGTATCTTTTTCCTTCATACTTAAATTCATATTGCCATTTTTTACCATCGTAACAACGTGTTTTCATGCGTTCCCTCCTCAAAATTGGCAAAAAATAATAAGGGTAGGCGGGCTACCCATGAAAATTGTATAAAAAAAGACGCCTGTATAAAATACAGACGCCACTTATAGTTATAAGATTACATGGTTAATTACCAAAAATGGTAACGAATATATACGTGTTTTAAAGGATAAACCTTTAATATATTAAAATTATATCATCTTATATCAGGAATCTGCAATATATTATTATTAATTCTATTTATCAGTAACATAATATCCGAAGAATCTATTACTGGATTTTTAATTTTTTGGGGTAAAACTTTTCTTATGCGAAACTTACTAATCGGCTGGAAAGAATTTATGCAAGCGTAACTATTACCTTTTAATTTTTTTACCTTATCAATTGCTGATACTATGTTATTAATGTTTCTGTCAATTTTATTTAATTTATTTTCAATTTCTAAACTATCAGATATAAATTCACTAAAATAATCTTTAGTGATGAATTCTGTGTTGTTTTTTTGGTATTTTTTATCGAAAACTTCTTTTAATATAGCTGAATTATTTTGCGCGCTAATTAAATTTAAAAACAATCTTAAATAATACTCCCATTTCAAATCAAAATTCATCTTTAAATACTTTTTGTTTTCTTTAGAAGATAAGGGAATAACATTTACTATATCTTCCGTATTAGAATCATTTTTATTCATCACTATTGCAAAGTGTGAATTAGAGAATTCTTTATTAACGTTTATACCGAAATCTACAAAAACTATTTCTCCTTGTTTAAACTTTGGATAAAAACCTTTATGGTTTTTTTCACCTTCAAATCTCTTGAGTAAATAGTGAATATCTGAATCTAATTTTTTAAATTTTGGATTTCCAGAAGTTTTTAATTTATTAATGCGTTTTTCTATATTATGCGTCATCATTTCTCCTTTATTCTCGCTCACACTCTCACCACCATTCAACGTCTACACTTGTAGACGTTTTTTGATTAGTAAAATCATAATGAATCTTCTTTGGTTAACTTATCGCCATCTATTTTTTGTGAAATAAATTCCAAGTATTTACGCGCATTATGTGACGATAAATCTTTAGGTAACTCATAAGTGAATGGTTGATTACCACTAGTTAAAACTTCGTATATTACAGTTTCTCTTTTTATTTTGCAATTAGTTATTTTCATTATAAACTTCCTTTCAAACACTGCTGAAATAGACGTCTTTTTTAAATAAGCATAATTAATACTTCAATTCTTTAATCCACATATATTTAAAAGTGAGGTAGTAGGTAATAAATATAAGACTTAAAGTTAAGATTGCTTTTTTCATGTTTCATAATTAAAACCTCTGTAAATTTAAGGTTAGTATTATGAAATAATGGATTGGTTTATTCTTTAGTACTAACTTCGTAGTAAATTATATAGTTCGCTAAATTGTATTTATCTACTATATTTTTGGAATAAACAATTTCCTTTTCTTTCTTCAGTAAATTATAAAAATCTACATCATTTTCGTTAGCTGATTCTATTTTGGTGATATCAGATTGTCTAACGATTCTTTTAGATCTGTCAAGGTATATAAATTTCCCTGATTTAGAATTAGTCTTTTTATTCACACCGACGTAAATTGAAAGTAATATACTTTTTCCAAAAACAGCATCACTGTGATTATGGTTTTCATCTTCTATAACTAAGAATACATGCTTTTTTGTAAAAATTTTTTTGATCATCGTTATTATTCCTTTATTAAATTTATTAAGTCTTCTTCATTTAAAAATTGAATTTTTGCACCATTTCCAACATATTCTCGAGCTTTTCGTTGTTTTGAAACTAGTCCGTTCACATCTTTATATTTATCATCTTGAACACCTTCGACTAAAATATCTGTTTTTGCAGTTACGTCACTTCTGATATAAGCTCCTTTCTTTCTAGTTAATATCATTAAATCTTGTTTTTCAGTGTCAAAATTACCTGTAAAAACAACATTTTTATCTTTTAAAATAGGGATTACACTTTCCACTTCTATTTTATTAATCTCAGATATTTTCATATGAATTTTTTGAAATCCTGAATCGAAAAGTTTAGTTGGAGAGTTAGAATATTTGCTAAATCTAATGTATTGCTTAGGCATATAATGTATTAATTTTAATACACTATAATGCTGATTGTTTTTAGCGAGTGATATCAACATCTTCGATAAAGCTAGCACGTCAAATTTAGCAGAATGTAATTTTTCTTTATCGATATCATATAAGCTACACAAATTTTCTAATTTAAAACTAGAGATTGCGTGGAAGCTTCTAAAGATATTTATACTATCGACATACATGAAGTTTGGAACAGGTAAGTCATAATAATTATTAGTATTTTTTAATACTGAAATATCAAAAAGTGCATTATGAGCAATAATTAAATGTGATTCTTTTAAAAGATAGAGAATTTCTTGGTAAATATCTGGATATTTAGGTGCTTTTAATATGACATCTTCAGGTATTTTATGTATTTTAGCGTTTTTCAAGTTATATCTATTATTAGGAGGATTAATATAAGATGAATAAACTTTTACTATTGATAAATCCTTAATTAAAGATACAGCAACTTCGCAAGGGCTGTTCATATGTTCATTCATAGTTTCAAAGTCTAAGACTGCAATATCATATTTTTTCATTTGCAAGTGCTCCTTTTATAAAATAACTTTTCCAATTAACCTCACACTTTCATTTCTATAAAAGTGTAGATCGTCGTAATCTTTATTTAGTGAAACTAGAGTCAATCTATCATCTTCAACAAAGACTTTCTTAACGTACGCTTCTTCTTCAATGATGAATATACCAATTTGTCCATTCTTTATATTGTGAGTTTTCTCCACAAATATGATTTCGCCATCTTTAAACATAGGTTCCATAGAATCACCATTTACTTTTAACGCTAAATCGTGTGTGGGGATAGGTCCTTTAACCATTTCAGTAAATAGCGTTTCATCGTGTAAACGTTCTCCTACACCAGCAGAGACGCAACCATTGACGTTAACTGGAGTTTTCTCCTGTTTATATGAATTAATATCTACAACGTTATCTCCTTTAGAATTCTGTTCTTCCAATTGTTCATTTGCATAGTTAAGTACGTTTTCTTGGCGGGGAGGTGTGAGTTTGTTGTATATGGAAGTGATGTCGTTATCGTCTTTGTATGTAGTATCTATGTCGCTTTTACCAACCTCGAAAACATCAGCTATCCTTTGTATAACGCCGTGAGAGGGGTTGGAACGTAAATTTAAATAATCGCTTAAAGTAGATGGTTTTATGTTAATGAGTTCAGCAAGTTTCTTTTGAGACATATTTGAATCGTTGAGAAATTTTCTAATGTTTTTGGCTATAATAATATTTCTTTCTTTGTTCATATTACTTACCTCCTTTTTTCTTATTATACGAAATTTTCATATCATAGTAAAGTTTTTTACGAAAAAAACGTATTTAATGTTGACAATACGAAAATTTCGTATTATATTAGGTTTACGAAAGGCGGTGACAACATGAAAACATTAAAAGAGTTGAGGACTGATTACGGATTGACTCAAAAAGAGTTAGGAGATTTATTTAAGGTCTCATCACGTACAATTCAAAATATGGAAAAAGACTCTACAAACATTAAAGATAGTTTACTTTCTAAGTATATGAGTGCTTTTAATGTTAAATATGATGATATTTTTTTAGGTAATGAATACGAAAATTTCGTATTTACGAATGATAAAAAGAAATCAATTATTTTAGCATTTAAAGAAAAACAAACATCTTAATAGGAGGAATAACAAATGAACATTCAAGAAGCAACGAAGCTAGCGATGGAGAAAGGAATAAGTATAAGGAGAGAGAATCAAGATGTGTATGGGATATTACCAACTAATTTGCAGCGTTATCAATGCCTAGTCGTATCTAGACACTATAAGAAAAAAAGACAAACCGCCGCCGGAAGGTGGCAGCCTAGCGCAGACGATTTAATAGCAGATGATTGGATTTTAGATTATTAATTTTTTCAAATCTCTAATTAAATCCATAAGTGTTTTGTAATCTTTTTTGGATTCTGATTCTGAGTAGGCGATACCTTCTCGAGAAAGAGCCATCTCAAGAAAACCGCCATCTTCAGCAGAAGCAATTACAAAATCTCTATGCTTTAATTCAAGAACTGCATCGATATAGTCTTCAAAATTAAAATCTAAAAAGAAAGCGTTAAATGAGGATTCATCACTACCGAAATAAGATGCAGAACGTTTAGACATACCTTCGTCAATTCTATCAAGGTAAATTGAATAAAGTTGTAAAAGGACAAATTTAGCTTCATTAGTCATAAGTCATTCACCTCCTTAATAGGAGTATAGCAGAAAGGAGCATAAACAATATGCAAGCATTACAAACAAATTCGAACATCGGAGAAATGTTCAATATTCAAGAAAAAGAAAATGGAGAAATCGCAATCAGCGGTCGAGAACTTCATCAAGCATTAGAAGTTAAGACAGCATATAAAGATTGGTTTCCAAGAATGCTTAAATACGGATTTGAAGAAAATACAGATTACACAGCTATCGCTCAAAAAAGAGCAACAGCTCAAGGCAATATGACACACTATATTGACCACGCACTCACACTAGACACTGCAAAAGAAATCGCAATGATTCAACGTAGTGAACCTGGTAAACGTGCAAGACAATACTTCATCCAAGTTGAAAAAGCATGGAACAGCCCAGAAATGATTATGCAACGTGCTTTAAAAATTGCTAACAACACAATCAATCAATTAGAAACAAAGATTGAACGTGATAAACCAAAAATTGTATTTGCAGATGCAGTAGCTACTACTAAGACATCAATTTTAGTTGGAGAGTTAGCAAAGATCATTAAACAAAACGGTGTAAACATCGGGCAACGCAGATTGTTTGAGTGGTTACGTCAAAACGGATTCCTTATTAAACGCAAGGGTGTGGATTATAACATGCCTACACAGTATTCAATGGAACGTGAGTTATTCGAAATTAAAGAAACATCAATCACACATTCGGACGGTCACACATCAATTAGTAAGACGCCAAAAGTAACAGGCAAAGGACAACAATACTTTGTTAATAAGTTTTTAGGAGAAAAATAAAAATCTTAATAGGAGGAATTATCAATGAACACACTATACAAAACAACCCTCCTCATCACAATGGCAGTTGTGACGTGGAAGGTTGTAAAGATTGAGAAAAACACAAGATTTAAACTTAGAAATTTTGATTATCCAAAAATTAATAATGCTCAGAGCAAATCATTGTTGGATATTGCTAGTCACGATCTAAAAGATATTTAACTGTATTCAAAATTTTCATATCTTGTTGAGCTTTTAAGCTTTCGTATAAAGCTATTGAATAAATAATTTCGTAAGATACGTTTTCAGGAGCATCTTCTTTCAACTTATTTATTCTATCTCTAAAAAAGTCACTGTCACCACCGAATTCTTTTTCGGCTTGATTACTAAGTTCACCAAAGAAATTTTGAAAATCATTAAATTCCATACTTATCACCTCCTTTCACTAGGAGATAACTAAATTATACACAACACAAAAATAAAAAGGAGGAATAGATATGATAAAAAATAGTTTGCAAGCTAAAGAACTTGCAGTAATTTTATCTGTTTCTAAATCCAAAGCAGGACAAATAATAAGAGAACTGAATAAAGAGCTTGAAGACGAAGGTTACATTGCGATTCGAGGCAGAATACCAGTCCAATTAGCTAGAGAAAAATTCCCTTATCACGGCTTGTCAGACGAGAGAATAATGGAGGCGTTGAAAAAAGAAAATGAGTAACATTTATAAAAGCTATCTATTAGCAGTATTATGCTTCACAGTCTTAGCGATTGTACTCATGCCGTTTCTATACTTCACTACAGCGTGGTCAATTGCGGGATTCGCAAGTATCGCAACATTCATATTTTATAAAGAATACTTTTATGAAGAATAAAAAAACTGCTACTTGCGCCAACAAGTAACAGTATCAAACAAAACACTTAAGAAAAAATTCATGTTCAATATAAAACGAAAAACGGAGGAAGTCAAGATGTATTACGAAATAGGCGAAATCATACGCAAAAATATTCATGTTAACGGATTCGATTTTAAGCTATTCATTTTAAAAGGTCATATGGGCATATCAATACAAGTTAAAGATATGAACAACGTACCAATTAAACATGCTTATGTCGTAGATGAGAATGACTTAGATATGGCATCAGACTTATTCAACCAAGCAATAGATGAATGGATTGAAGAGAACACAGACGAACAGGACAGACTAATTAACTTAGTCATGAGATGGTAGGAGGTCGCTATGAATCAGACTGTAACTTATATCATCCGTCATAGGGATATGCCAATTTATATAACTAACAAACCAACTGATAACAATTCAGATGTTAGTTACTCCACAAATAGAAATAGAGCTAGGGAGTTTAACGGTATGGAAGAAGCGAGTATCAATATGGATTATCACAAAGCAATCAAGAAAACAGTGACAGAAACTATTGAGTACGAGGAGGTAGAACATGACTGAACAAACATTATTTGAACAGTTGAACAGTAAAAACGTGAATGATCATACAGAACAAAAAAATGGATTAACTTATCTAGCATGGTCATATGCACACCAAGAGCTGAAAAAGATTGACCCAAACTACACAGTAAAAGTACACGAGTTTCCACATCCAGATATTAACACAGAAAATTATTTTGTACCTTATTTGGCTACACCAGAAGGCTATTTTGTACAGGTATCTGTGACTGTGAAAGATAGTACAGAGACTGAGTGGCTTCCAGTATTGGACTTTAGAAATAAATCGCTTGCTAAAGGTAGTGCAACAACTTTCGATATTAACAAAGCGCAAAAACGATGTTTTGTAAAAGCTTCGGCTTTACACGGTTTAGGCTTATATATCTACAACGGCGAGGAACTACCAAGTGCAAGTGACAACGATATTACAGAATTAGAAGAGCGTATCAATCAGTTCGTGAACTTATCTCAAGAAAAAGGGCGAGATGCAACTATCGATAAAACGATGAGATGGCTAAAAATATCTAACATTAATAAATTAAGTCAAAAACAAATCGCAGAAGCACACCAAAAATTAGATGCGGGATTAAAACAATTGGATAGTGAGGAGAAACAATAATGTTAAACAGAACAGTATTAGTAGGACGCTTAACAAAAGATCCAGAATATAGAACAACGCCAAATGGTGTGAGTGTTACCACTTTCACTATCGCAGTTAACAGAACATTTACTAACGCTCAAGGAGAACGTGAGGCAGACTTTATTAACTGTGTAACTTTTAGAAAACAAGCAGAAAATGTAAATAATTATTTATCCAAAGGGTCATTGGCTGGCGTTGATGGACGTTTACAATCACGCAGTTATGAAAACAAAGACGGGCAACGTGTGTTTGTTACAGAAGTAGCAGCGGACAGTGTTCAATTCTTAGAACCGAAGAATAGCAACCAACAACCAAACAACAATTATCATCAACAAAGACAAACTCAAACTGGTAATAATCCTTTTGATAATACCACTGCGATTACTGATGATGACTTACCGTTCTGATTGGAATGATTAGATGCCAATAATTACTAGTTATATCACTCAAGATGACGGTACAACAACAGTTGTCATCTCGGGTGTTGAATTAGGCAATAAAGAAACATTACTACTTGATAACGGATTTGATGTGGAAGTCGATGTAAGCGTCATAGATCCGTTTCAAATTACCGGCAAGCAACGACGAAAAATATTCGCGCTTGTCAAAGACATAGAAGAATATACAGGTCAACCAATGGACTATATGCGACATATGTTCATCGAGTATGTAAGGACTTACTACGGCTATGATGAACGTATTTCACTAAGTAATTGTACGAGAACACAAGCAAGTCAAATCATTGAAGCAACGCTTGACTGGACGTTCTACAATGACATACCACTTAGCTACAAAACAAGCGACTTGCTGAAACAAGATAAATCGTTCTTATACTGGTCAACTGTCAACCGCAACTGTGTAATATGCGGAAAGCCTCACGCAGACCTGGCACATTATGAAGCAGTCGGCAGAGGCATGAACAGAAACAAAATGAACCACTATGACAAACATGTATTAGCGTTATGTCGCGAACATCACAACGAGCAACATGCGATTGGCGTTAAGTCGTTTGATGATAAATATCACTTGCATGACTCATGGCTAAAAGTTGATGAGAGGCTCAACAAAATGCTGAAAGGAGGAGAATAATGGTTAAATCGATATTTTTACAAGATGGAGAAGAAATTTTTGTTGATGATGAAGATTATGAGAGGGTTAATCAATATATTTGGACAAAATCTTATGTAGATAACGTTAGAAGAATTCACACAAATCCACTCAACGTTAGCTTAAGTGGATTTGTATTAGAAAATGGTTTTCAAAAAATAAAAAATAATGATTTTACCAAAAACAACATCACTTCAATTGGTTATCAACAACGATGGGCAAGGCCTACAAGAAATACTTCGAGTATCTATAAAGGTGTTTATTTAAATCGAAAAACAAAAAAATGGTCTGCTGTAATAAAAATTGATAGCAAATCTAAATATTTAGGTAGTTTTGTTGATGAATGGGAGGCAGCTAAAGCATACAACAGCGCAGTAGATAAATATTGGGACGGACAAGGTTATAAGAATCATAAAAATCAAAATGACTCTATATTTGAATATGAATACAAAACTTACAAAGACCAAAAACGTCGTAGAAGAGGAAAAAGTAAGTTCAAAGGAGTCTATTTAACTCAAAGTGGTTATGTAGCGCAAATAACTTATAAAAGAAAGACATATCATATTGGATGGTCAAAAAATATTTATGAGACTGCTCTCATGTTTAATAAAATTAATTTTTATTTACATGGTTCAGACGTAATCCTTAATGACGTACCTATGACAGATGAACTTAAAGAATTCATAAATAACTGGGAAGTACCGGACAAAATAAAAGCACTGAAAGAAGGTGCTGAGAATGACTGAACAACCAAGTTACTACTCAATAATAACGGCAAATGTCAGATATGATAATCGACTTACTGATAGTGAAAAATTACTTTTTGCAGAAATAACGTCTTTAAGTAATAAGTATGGATACTGCACAGCAAGTAATGGTTACTTTGCAACTTTATACAACGTCGTTAAAGAAACTATATCTCGTAGAATTTCGAACCTTATCAAATTTGGTTATCTAAAAATCGAAATTATCAAAGAAGGTAATGAAGTTAAACAAAGGAAGATGTACCCCTTGACGCAATCGTCAATGCCTATTGACGCAAAAATCAATACCCCTATTGATAATTCTGTCAATACCCCTATTGACGCAAATGTCAAAGAGAATAATACAAGTATTAATAATACAAGTAATAACAATATAAATAGAATAGATATATTGTCGGGCAACCCGACAGCATCTTCTATACCCTATAAAGAAATTATCGATTACTTAAACAAAAAAGCGGGCAAGCATTTTAAACACAATACAGCTAAAACAAAAGATTTTATTAAAGCAAGATGGAATCAAGATTTTAGGTTGGAGGATTTTAAAAAGGTGATTGATATCAAAACAGCTGAGTGGCTAAACACGGATAGCGATAAATACCTTAGACCAGAAACACTTTTTGGTAATAAATTTGAGGGATACCTCAATCAAAAAGCAGAACCAACTGGCATAGATCAATTGGAACGTATGAAGTACGACGAAAGTTATTGGGATTAGGGGGGATATTATGAAACCACTATTCAGTGAAAAGATAAACGAAAGTTTGAAAAAATATCAACCTACTCATGTCGAAAAAGGATTGAAATGTGAGAGATGTGGAAGTGAATACGACTTATATAAGTTCGCTCCTACTAAAAAACACCCGGATGGTTACGAGTATAAAGACGGTTGCAAATGTGAAATCTATGAGGAATATAAGCGAAACAAGCAACGGAAGATAAACAACATATTCAATCAATCAAACGTTAATCCGTCTTTAAGAGATGCAACAGTAAACAACTACAAGCCACAAAATGAAAAACAAGTACACGCTAAACAATCAGCAATAGAGTATGTACAGGGTTTCTCTACAAAAGAACCAAAATCATTAATATTTCAAGGTTCATATGGAACTGGTAAAAGCCACCTAGCATACGCTATCGCAAAAGCAGTTAAAGCTAAAGGGCATACAGTTGCTTTTATGCATATACCAATGTTGATGGATCGTATCAAAGCGACATACAACAAAAATGCAGTAGAGACTACAGACGAACTAGTCAAATTACTTAGTGAGATTGATTTACTTGTACTAGATGATATGGGTGTAGAAAACACAGAACACACTATAAATAAACTTTTCAGCATTGTTGATAACAGAGTAGGTAAAAACAACATCTTTACAACTAACTTTAGTGATAAAGAACTAAATCAAAATATGAACTGGCAACGTATAAATTCGAGAATGAAAAAAAGAGCAAGAAAAGTAAGAGTAATCGGAGACGATTTCAGGGAGCGAGATGCGTGGTAATCACAAAACAAAATATAAAAGAAATATTACATTGTAGAGATGTATATGCTCAAAAGATGATTGATTTTGCAAACGGAGACCAAGAGAAACTTAAAAAACTTATTGATGATAAGTTGAAAGAAAAAGAAGAAAGACCCGCAATCGTCGAATATTAAGGAGTGTTAAAAATGCCGAAAGAAAAATATTACTTATACCGAGAAGATGGCACGGAAGATATTAAGGTCATCAAGTATAAAGACAACGTAAATGAAGTTTATTCGCTCACAGGAGCCCATTTCAGCGACGAAAAGAAAATTATGACTGATAGTGACCTGAAACGCTTCAAAGGCGCTCACGGGCTTTTATATGAGCAAGAACTAGGATTACAAGCAACGATATTTGATATTTAGAGGTGGCACAATGAGTAAATACAACGCTAAGAAAGTTGAGTACAAAGGAATTGTATTTGATAGCAAAGTAGAGTGTGAATATTACCAATATTTAGAAAGTAATATGAGTGACACTAATTATGATCATATAGAAATACAACCGAAATTTGAATTACAACCTAAATTCGGGAAACAAAGACCGATTACGTATATAGCCGATTTCTCTTTGTGGAAGGAAGGGAAACTGGTTGAAGTTATAGACGTTAAAGGTAAGGCGACTGAAGTTGCCAACATCAAAGCGAAGATATTCAGATATCAGTATAGAGATGTGAATTTAACGTGGATATGTAAAGCGCCTAAATACACAGGTCAAGAATGGATGGTATATGAGGACTTAGTGAAAGTCAGACGTAAAAGAAAAAGAGAAATGAAGTGATCTAATGCAACAACAAGCATATATAAACGCAACGATTGATATAAGAATACCTACAGAAGTTGAATATCAGCATTACGATGATGTGGATAAAGAAAAAGATACGCTGGCAAAGCGCTTAGATGACAATCCGGACGAATTACTAAAGTATGACAACATAACAATAAGACATGCATATATAGAGGTGGAATAAATGAAGTTGAACGAAGTATTCGCAACTAATTTAAGGGTAATCATGGCTAGAGATAACGTAAGTGTCCAAGATTTGCACAATGAAACTGGCGTATCAAGATCAACTATTAGTGGATATAAAAACGGAAAAGCTGAGATGGTTAACTTAAATGTATTAGATAAATTGGCAGATGCTCTAGGTGTTAATGTAAGTGAACTATTTACTAGAAATCACAACACGCACAAATTAGAGGATTGGATTAAAAAAGTAAATGTATAGAGGTGGAATAAATGAGTATCGTAAAGATTAACGGTAAACCATATAAATTTACCGAACATGAAAATGAATTGATAAAAAAGAACGGTTTAACTCCAGGAATGGTTGCAAAAAGAGTACGAGGTGGCTGGGCGTTGTTAGAAGCCTTACATGCACCTTATGGTATGCGCTTAGCTGAATATAAAGAAATTGTGTTATCCAAAATCATGGAGCGAGAGAGCAAAGAGCGTGAAATGTCTAGGCAACGACGTAAAGAGGCTGAACTACGTAAGAAGAAGCCACATTTGTTTAATGTACCACAGAAACATTCACGTGATCCGTACTGGTTTGATAATACTTATAACCAAATGTTTAAGAAATGGCAGGAAGCATAAATGCCTAAAACCGATAGCGCATGTAAAGAATACTTAAACCAATTTTTCGGATCTAAGAGATATCTGTATCAGGATAACGAACGAGTGGCACATATCCATGTAGTGAACGGCACTTATTACTTTCATGGGCATATCGTGCCAGGTTGGCAAGGCGTGAAAAAGACATTTGATACAGCGGAAGAGCTTGAAACATATATAAAGCAACATGGTTTGGAATACGAGGAACAGAAGCAACTAACTTTATTTTAG